GCCCATTCTGTAGGACTCATTTTTCATTAGCACCGATGCCATAGGCAATATCGGATTTATCTAAAGCCCTAGCTGCTGGTCCTGCGAGTGCTGCAATTACTACAGACAGCGCTGGGTCTAAACCTAATTCATTACTTGCTAAGAATGTTAAGAATGATACCAATACGCCACGTGCGTATGACTTTAGTATCGCCTTCTGTTTTTTGCTTATCTTCATATCTTGCCTCCTAGTAATGGGATGTCGAATGGTTTTCCATCGAGATCGCCTAGCTTTGTAAAACTACAGTGCAAATGTTTGGTGTGCGGATTTATGCCGTTGTACTTACGCCATTTCCAGTTTAATATCTTCGAGCATATTCTCCCATTGTGGATGACGTAAGATATGCGTTTATCGGTTTTACCAGCGACTCTGATTTGGTCAGCCAAATAAGCGCTGATCCCTTCGGGTGAACCCAAGCGAGAATCAATATCAATCGCTCTGACCCATCCATTGGCGTCTGGATTATGATCCGATTTTCTGGCGGAGTGACGGCTATCGCCCACCCACCCATCACTGGCAGTACGCCTATCTGGAAACCAGGTATCAACTTGATCTCTTAACTGCACACCAGCTGCACATAGTTTAGGCTTCAAAATCAACCTCTGGAACTATCCAGCGGCAAGTATCTTCATCGAAACCAATGGCATCAACAGGTTCAGGCTCGATAAACGCATCTCTAACTGCATCATAGATAAAATTAACACTAGGATAATTTTTGCGTATCTTTCCGTTATATGATGCTTGTTTCCATAAACTGTGTCCGTGTAATGAAGTTAAGAAATCAATACCCACTTGTTCTGATTCCACGCCATTAACAGTAATAACATTATTATTGACAACATGCACTGCAACTACAACATTGTTTTCATCTAATTTTGCAAAGTGAGCCATTAGTAAGTAATACTCCCATCGCCTGTAAACTGATAAATAAAATATGAACCAGATGTTGTAAATGTTGGTGAACCAGTAGTTGATACGGCCGCATATAGTGTGCGTAAAATTACTATGCCTGAACCACCTGCACCGCTGCTGGTAAAGCCACCATCATTTCCGCCACCGCCACCACCACCGCCAGTGTTTGCGGTTCCACTAACACCATTTGAAGTAGCCGCCCTTCCGCCTGCTCCGCCACCACCAGTTCCACCATTGGAAGTAAAAGTATAATTACATCCCCCACCACCGCCAGCGTATGTAACGGATGAGCCAGTAATATCTGTTGCTATACCATCTCCACCATCTCCAAAACCATCTGTATTACCTGCTTCACCTGCTCCGCCACCACCAGCAGCACCACCACCAGGTTCGCCACCATTATTGGCACTACCACCATTAAATCCTTGCACTGGAGATGCAGTACGAGTACCACCATTAATTCCGCCAGTATCACCTTGACCACCGCCACCAGAACCACCTGCTTGTCCTGGATAATTATTACCACTACCTGAAGTTCCACCACCGCCACCGCCACCAGCAGTTGATGTAACAGTGGATAAACCTGAACCAGCAATAGATGAATTATTGCCGTTATTTCCCACTCCACCAGTAGTCCTGGCCGCACCACCAGCACCTACTGTAATTGTATAAGTTGTACCACTGTTTAAAGTTATGGTTGATTCTAAACTTCCACCGCCACCAGTGTTTGTAACTGTGCATCGCATACCACCTGCACCACCACCACCGCCAATACCAGAATCAAAGTTCTCTCTACCACCACCACCACCGCCTGCAATAACTAAATAATCAGCAGTAATTGTAGGTGGATTTCCTGCCGCTGCGTATAGTGCTGATAATATATTTAACATTTATCCTATAGCCCCAACTACATACCAAGCATTAGCAGCTGTCTTAATACAAGCTGCAGATTTATATTGTGCAACTGTTGGTGATGCTGCAACTGATCCAGCACTTAATACTGTTGTTGTACCAGAGGTTACTGCGCTTATTGTGCAAGTGCCAACACCAATGTTTAATACTGTAATAACTGTGCCTACTGCAAAATTATATGTAGCATCGGTTGGTATCTTAAATGCTATAGCAGTTGCTTTGTTCATAGGTATTAATTGCTGATATTCATCACCGCTTGCAGCTGTGTAATCTGCTGTTTTAGCAGTTTGTACTGTAAAGGCTGGTAGCCCATTCCACATAGCGGAAGTAACTACATCACCTGTTAAGCCTGGAAAAGTTGGCATTATATCTCCTTAATAAGATAATACGTTTTGACCTAAGACCCCGTAATCTACGTTGCCTATTATAAACCCATCTATGACAGGTTCTAGCGTTGTAAACACCACTTTAAAGCTATTGGGTGTGATGATGTTAGATACGCCAAAGATTTGCAGTGTTTTCTCCAGCTTAGATCCACCAGGCTGGGTAGTGATTACTGTGATTGGATCAAAGAAATCTAGGTTTAGGGCTGCTATTACACCTGTATCGTAGTTAGGAGTGTATAGGTCTAGCTCGATGGCATCGCATCGGATGGTTGTCTCAGCACGGCTAGCCACATAAGCCCTGGCATAATCTAGGGCTACGGCATCGGTCTGCATCAGTAGATCTTGTTGGTTGTATGAATGGATAAAATACTTGTCAATAGAGGCTTGATTGCTGGCAGATTGCACACTGCCACCAGTCCTGGTTATCTGGGCAGAGTTAAATATAAGGGTGTCATCTAGTTTCCAGGCTGCATTAGCGTAGGGGATACCTGTGCCATCATCTGCAAATACTGTGGGTGTATTACCTATGGTCTCTGTAGCTGTAAGCCTGTCCTTGAATACAAAGGATCCATCAAAGCCTACATATATTGCGCCATACTCTGACAAAGCGACAGTCTGCATAGCACCTAAGGCAGTGCGTGGGGTGCCTGGATCATTCTGTAATGTAGTTTGACCTGGATCTATCTGGCGCTGTGATAATGGCCAATCGATCTCATCTAATATCTCATTGATACGTGCCCCTGATAGGTCACCAGTATTAGCACCTGTGACTGTAGAAATCTGGGCATTGTAAGCCAGGCGCATAGCATCTACAGCTTGTATGGTTGTGTAGGCAACCTCTGTAGCATCTTTAGGTTGTGTGTTTACATAACTTGTAATAAAGCCTGAGAATAAAGGATAGGTTACGCTGTTATAAGTAGCAGCGATGCTGACCTTCTTCATAGGTGTTAGCAGTCCATAATAAGGCCCAGTCGGGTTAGTAGGGTTAAAGTCACCATTCTGATCTACTATGCGTAGCGTTAATTGGCCTGTCTGGAATTGATCGTATAAAGCATTACGGCCTACAGCTGTCTGAATAAAGTTAATACGATCTGACACATCAACAATTACTGCTACTGCATCTGCCAATACGTTTGTGCCTAATACGCCAATATCTAGCTGCATAGCCTGAGCAGTGCTTGGCCCAGTAGAGAAGTTTATTGTGGCGGTGATTACTGGGACTGTCATTGAAACGCAATCGATCCAGCAGGTACTAATGCTCCATTACCTAGTTTAGTAATGTTACCTAAAGCATCTTGGATATAGGTAGTCAAATCTTGATTAGTGCTTAATACTGCGCCTGTGTTTACTGTTACCTGTGGTACTACTGTTGGTGCTGCTGCTGCGGCAGCTGTTGATGCACTAGATGGCATTCCACCTGGTACTGCGTATTGACCAGTTTGTGCAAAAAATGCATCAGCCTGTGCTTGTAATCTTGAAGACATAGCAGCCATAGCCCTTGCTCCACTTACAGTGTTGCCCATAGCGATTGATTGTTCGTATATGTTTTTAAAGATTTGATCGTACTTATTAGGCATAGTATCTAGCGCATTAGCAGCTTTGGTAGCACTATCGGCTAATACATCGGCAGCTGTCTTAGCGTTTAATTCTGCATTGTATTTCTTAGCCAAAGCCTCATTGTTGTCTAGGATGGCTAACTTAGATTGGATGCGTAATTTAGTATCAGCATCTGTGGCCTCGTTTAATGCTTTCATTAAACCTATGCGCTCAACGTCAAACTTTTCTGATAGTTTATCTACCTCGGTCTTAGCCTTCATTTTGTTAATTTCGTCTTGGCGTAATTTATTAGAAGTTCTTAACCTCAATATTTCTTTAGCACGTTCTACATCTTTAGTAGCACTAGCGCCTAGTGAATAAGTAAAATTAGATGTGGGTGCAGGTTGAGACAATTCGCCCAACTTTTTTAACATATCAAATAAATTGCCAAATCTTAAAACATCTATTATTTGCTTGATCCCAGGTGCGTTGCGTAGATCGCTTAATACGCTAATTAAAGCGCCAACACCACTCACAACGCTTGCAATACTTGTGGCTAGCGCATCTATGTCCTCGGTTAAACTTTCTATGCTTGTATCTTTGCCTAACTTGCTTATTGCATCAATTAAACTTTTTCCAATAGTTTCACTTGCGTCTGCTGCTGCCACACGCAATAAATCCATTTTGCCTGCATAGGTATCTAGTCGAGCCGTGGCTTGTCCTGCAAATTTTGCATTTAACTCCGCAAGTATGTCTTCCATCTTGCCAGCTTTTAAAGTTGTTTTACTAATGCCTGCGCCTAATCTACTTAAACCTGTGGTATTGCCTGAGAAGCCACGTGTTAAGGCGGCGCTAACTTCGGTTAAAGATTTACCTGTAGCGGCGCTAATGTTAAGAGCTGTATTTAATGCTTCTTGGCTTTTAGTTATTGAGCCAGTGACTGTCAATAATTGCTGGAATGCTGGGCGTAATTGGTCATCTAGTACGCCTGTGGTGCGCTGTAAATTGCCTATGTAATCTTCTACGGCAGGTGCTGCAAATGCAAACCCTGTATTACGTAATTGTATTTCTAGAGCCTTAGCAGCCTTTTCATCTTCTGCAAACGCTTGCACAGCCTTCTTGCTGTAGTTAAGTAATGCGGTAGCGCTAAATACGCCAACAAATACTTTACCAAAATTCTTAAC